TTTCAATATTGATGGCATATACGAACAGTGCGGTAAAGTGTTCTTAGGTGCTGAGTGGAAACAAATTAAAGAAAACATTATAACTGTAGGCGATAAATCACACATAAAGTTTTATAAGTTTAAGCACAATGCTTATCAACAGCCCGCTATAGAACATTTTTGCAGGGCAGTTGGTGCAAAGTTTGAAGTATTAGAAGATCCATTGTTTGGTAATAAATGTTTTAGTATAATATCCAAGCAAGGCAAATGGCTATATGATATACATCCTGTTGGATCTAACCAACCAACTTTAGCTCAAACCGCAGTAGGTTGGAATCTATTAAAAACAAAAGTTAGAAGTATAAAAGGTACATCAATTGATAAGTTAGATTACTTACCTGTGCCTATTAATGCAACAAATTTAGATACAGATGATATTATTAATATTACTATTAAAGGGCATGTAATCAAAGGTTCCGGCAGAGCTCAAATGTTTAGTTATGCATTATGCAATGATTGGAATTATGAAGAAATAGATATTAGTGACAAGTATAACTTATCAGTTATGCAAGAACTAGCAAAGTTTGTAGCAATAGATTTGTCTACTATAAATATTTACAATAGCAATATTACTGATATATTAGAAGTTGTTTAACTTACTTTAACAGTTGATGAACCGCTTGAAACTGAATGACCGCATGAAGCAACTGTTCCTTTCATAGCAGGTATACCACCGTCTGCTAATACAGTATTAGCGCCAGCTGAAACTAACGTAGGAGCAGTATGAGGTGCTTTACCATGTGGTGCAACCTTATCTCCCAATAACGAAACATTTTTACCATCAGCAAATACTGTAGATGCGCCAGGTCCTAATATTAATGCTTTTGCTGTATCTGTTTTTACTCTTGCTACGTCTGCCATAGTATTATTTATCCGTTTATAATTAGGCTAGTTAATAATAGTAGCCCGCTAATAGTACCTAAGAAGAAAAATGCAACTAATATTGCAAACCAAACTATAGCAAGTGGCTTTATTTCAAACAAATCATCTGACTTTTTGCCTACACCTAGCACGGCTTTAATTGCGTTTGCTATCATATGCTATAGATAACATGATTCATTAGCATAACTGCTAACATCATGCCAAACACTACAATTTGTATAACAGCCGGAATAACCACAAACATTTTCATTACATCAAAGTCACCTGTCATAAAAAAATCTTCGCCGTTTTGCCACTTGTGGACTTCTTCTGGTGTTGCTTCTTTAGATATTTCGATATTTACTAAAGGTAGTTGACCCTGTGTTAATGAAGTTAATTCGTATACTGAGGGTTTGGGTCTTCCCCATGAGTCGCTTTTTGACATCGCTAGGCTCCGAGTTACGGTGTTAACGCAAGTATAGAAAAGAGAAAAATACTAGATAACGTTACTAACTCTAAATCTTCAATTAGTTTAGGGATATTGTTATTGTATCTTTTTTTCATGTTGTACTGCGTGTTGAGGGTTAAAATTACTTATTAGATACACTTATATCTAATTATAATGAGTATTTATACAACAATTTAAATCAACAGGGCATACAGTGGGTATATGCCCAATTAGATTATGCTGAGTCTTGGTTTATTTCTACTTCTTCGATGTTAAGTGCTTCATAGTCTGCCTTACTTTCATCGCTTGCTTTACAGACGCTTAAAATAGCTGACAAGGGCATAGTAACCTCTTCGGTCGGCCCTGTAAAGATGTAAGGAATTAGTGCTAAATCTGCACCATTGATAACTACAATCTTAGGTTCGCCAACAGTAAACAGGCCTTCGTCTTTGTCGACGCCATACAGTTGTGCAAGTACTTCGATACCGCTAATTAATTTAAGGGTAATAACTTCCCCTGATAGATCTTCTAAATTATACATGTGTGTCTCCTAAAGGGTCATTCCCTTAAATGTGTCGTTCGTTACGTCTTGTTTTGTGCCGCCACTAACGTAACTTGTTATCTCAGTTTCTTGTGGAGCAACTTGTACGTCGCTGCCTCCAATCCACTTTTGTGTCCATGGTAACGGATTTGAACCTGCTGTGTAAACTTTCTCTAAGCCAATATTTTGCATACGTTTAGCTGCAATCCACTCTACATAGTTCTCGAGTAACTGTGCGTTTAATCCAATAATACTACCGTCTTTAAACAAGTACTGTGCCCATGCTTTCTCTTGTTCTACAGCATCGATAAACATTTGCTTTGATTCTTCTGCTGTCTCTTCTTTAATTTTAGCAAAGTCTTCATCTTCTTTTGGCAATAATTTTAACATGTGCTGTGTACTTGCTAAGTGAACATTCTCATCTCTAGCAATTAACTTAATAATTTTTGCATTGCCTTCCATCTTTTTAACTTCAGCAAACGCCCAACTACATGCAAACGATACATAAAAACGTACACCTTCTAGGATGTTTACGCTCATTATGCACTTCCATAATTTCTTTTTGTGCTCGTATAAACTATACTTTGCACTACCTTTACGCATTAGATCGTTATACTCGTATAGGTCGTTATAACATTGTGTGATACTATCAGCACAATCTGCAATCTCTTCAATACTGCTCATCTCATCAAAAACCTTGCTCGGGTCAGGATATACATTTCTGATAATATGTGTGTAGCTTCTGCTGTGAATAGTTTCACTAAATGCCCAAGTCTCAATCCAGGTTTCTAATTCTGGTAGACTAACAATAGGCAAGAACACTAAGTTAGGCGAACGTCCTTGAACACTGTCCAAGAGTATTTGTCTTTTTAAGTTAGATGTAAAGATGTGTTGCTCATGTGGCTCTAGGTCTTTAAAGTCTTTGGCATCTTTTACGATATCAACTTCTTCAGGTCTCCAGAAAAATCCTAACTGCTTGTCAGTGAGCTTTTCAAATTGACGATACTTGATTGTATCGTAACGTTGCATACACACGCCACCGTTAGGGTCTAGAAACATTTTTGCTTCCATGTGGTTATACGCTTTGTTTGTGTTTAGTACAGATTTCATATTTTGCAAGATTCGCAATCCTCATCATCTACTTCAGTAAGTTCTAATGCCTCGGTTGTGTCCAATTCTCCTTGGCCATCGTTGGTGTTGTTGTAATACAATTGCTTTCCGCCGTATTTGTAAAACGTAATTATATCTTTGATTAGTACACTCATTGGTACCTTTTCATCTTCAAAGTGCTCTGGGTTATAACTTGTATTGACACTAATACCTTGGTCAATATACTTTTGTAGAACAGCCATAATCTTTAAATAGCCTTCTGGTGACTTCTGATCCCACAGTAAGTCATACTTGTTTTTAAGTCTAGGGTAGCCTGGCACTACTTGTTTTAGTACACCATGCTTGCTTTGTTTAACACTGATATAACTGCGTGGCGGCTCAATACCGTTTGTGCTGTTACTAATCTGTGCTGATGTTTCTGCTGGCATAAGTGCCATTAGTGTTGAGTTACGGATGCCAGTTTCTTTAAGTTGCTTACGCAATCCTTTCCAATCTTGTCTTTCTTTGTGCTTAACTAATTCATCTACATCTTTCTTGTATGTTTGGTTAGGTGTAATTCCTTGGCCATATTTTGTTTCTACTGTACCAGGGCATTCGCCTTTTTCTACTGCTAAGTCTGCACTTGCTTTAATTAAAAAGTAACTCCATGCTTCAGCCCATTCGTCTACTAACTCTAAGTTAGGATCTTGGTATGTTGAGTCATTCTTTGCTAACCAATATGCAAAGTTAATAATACCAATGCCTAACGGTCTACGTTTCATTGTACTTAACTGTGCTGCTAGTACTGGGTAACTTTGGTAGTCTAAGAGTGCGTCTAAGCCTCTTACAGCAAGATTACATACTCGCTCCATCTGTTTGAAGTCTTTAATAATACCCCAGTTAATTGCACTTAAAGTACATAAACTAATCTCACCGTCTGGGTCATTAATACTAGTTAAAGGTTTGGTAGGTAAGTTAATTTCACAACATAAATTACTCTGCTTAATCGGTGCAACATCTTCTCTAAATGAACTATGTGTATTAGCATGGTCCACATTCATTAAGTAAATTCTACCTGTATCTTTTCTTTCAGTAGCAAATGCACTAAACAAATCCATTGCTTTAATAGTCTTCTTCTTAATACGAGTGTTACGTTCAGCACATTCATATATTTCTTTAAACTTATCTTGGTCTTGGAAGAATGTCTCATATAATCCAGGCACATCATGTGGTGAGAACAACGTAATGTTTCCACCAGTTAGTAGTCTTTCATACATTAGTTTGTTAAACTGTACACCGTAGTCCATGTGTCGTACACGGTTCTCTTCGGTGCCTTTGTTGTTCTTTAATACCAGCATGTCTTCAATTTCAGCATGCCAAATAGGATAGTATAATGTTGCCGCTCCGCCTCTTACTCCACCTTGACTGCATGACTTAACTGCTGATTGGAATAGTTTATAGAAGGGGATAACTCCTGTGTGAGTTGCGTCTCCACTCCTAATAGGTGAACCAATTGCTCTAATACTACCTGCACCAATACCGATGCCTGCCTTTTGGCTAACGTACTTAACAATTGCACTTGTAGTAGCATTAATGCTATCTAAACTATCATCTGTCTCAATGAGTACGCAACTACTAAACTGTCTTTGTGGTGTACGCACACCGGCCATAACAGGTGTAGGCAAACTTATTTCAAATGTACTAATTGCATCATAGTATGCTTTAACATATTGTAGTCTTGTTTCTTTGTCATACTTACTAAACAGTGTCATAGCAATCATTGTATATGCTACTTGTGGTGTTTCGAATATCTCACCAGTTGCTCTGTTTTGTACTAGATACTTACCACGGAATTGTTCCATTGCTGCATAAGTCAAACCCTCATCTCTGTCGTGCCTGATGTAGTTACTTAGTTCGTCAATTTCATCTTTTGTGTATGATATTAAAACTTCTCTATCGTAGAAGCCTTTCTTAACATTTTTATCTATAATATCACATAAGCATGGCGGAGCAAATACACCGTATACTTGCTTACGCAAATGATAGTTGATTAGCCTGCCTGCTACATATTGATAGTTTGGTGTTTCTTCGCTGATTAAATCTGCGGCACTTTTGATAAGTGTCTCTTGAATATCAGTACTAGTAATCCCAGTGTACAGTTGTATCTGGCTGTTAATTTCTACTTCACTAGGACTAACGCCTGTTATGCCATCGCAGGCATATTGTACTACCTTATGCAACTTATCTATATTGATGTCTTCGAGTTGCCCAGATCGTTTTTGTACTTGCATGTGTTCTTCCGTTGTCTGTTTGTTTCTAAATTTGTTTAGTGTAGTATTTACCAGAAGCAAATTATACATTAAAACTACGTTAATGTCAACTGAAAAGTGAGGAAGTTTTAATCTTATGTGAATTAAATCGTGTGCTGTTGTCTATAACATATTGTAGGCTTGCAGTCTCACCCGGTATAAAATTATAAGCCACTTGTTCGTGAATTAGTACCAGTCCGTCGTTTCCATTTATATGATTACTTATCACTTCAAAGTACAATTCATCAGCTGTTATGAATCCTTTGTTAGACAATGTAGCCGCTAATATGAGGGTAATGCCAGACTGGCAAAGATAGCCTTCTGATACTATTTCAAACACATTAGGCCAGTCGCTAGGAGTATAATAATCTATATACCTAGGTATAGGTTTGATGTCAGCGAATGCTTCTAATAGGGGTTCTACA